AATGGCACTTGTAACCGATAAATTTAGAATTTACGCAGCCGAAGCGTTTCGCAACACTCTCGGTAGTACTGGATCGGACGCAAATAAAGTGTATTTGTTTGTTGGACGAGCTAAAGCATGGGGTTCACCTGATTCCCCTCCAACCAACGAACCTATTGATAGTTTCACCTATCATAGAAGTGCATATGCGGATTCAGTTGCGTTTAAAAGAGTAGATATTACTGATACCTCTCTTGTTGTACCCAGAGTCGATTGGATAGATCCTACAGAGACTACTGGTGGAACAGGTCGTACATATTCAATGTACAAACCTGACTACAGTCCTGCTAAGACTACCGCTAATGGTGCGACTCGTCTATACGACTCAAACTTCTATGTGATGAACTCTGACTTCAACGTGTACAAATGTTTGTACAACGGTCAGTCTCCCACATACCCTAGAGGTAGACCTTCATTGGTTGAACCAACAGGAACATCAACTACAGTTATTGAAACCAACGACTCATCAGATTATAAGTATCGTTGGAAATACATGTACACTATTGATGCTGATAATATTCTAAAATTTGTTACTACAGAGTTTATACCTGTACTTGAGAATAGTTTGGTACAGGCTGCTGCTGGACCTGGTTCTATTGACACCGTTGTTATTGAGAACCAAGGACAAGGATATAATAATGACACCTACACTAACGTACCTATTCGTGGTGATTGGGAAATAAACGGTGGTACTCAAGGATTCTGTTCTGTGACTGTAGAGTCTGGATCTGTCACTAATGTGACTGTTACTAACTCTGTTTCGCAACAATAGATGTTGGACTAATCGCTAACATTGGAGCTGGTGGATCGGGTGCTGATCTCGATATCATCATTCCACCTAACGGTGGACATGGTAAGGATGCAACGAGAGAGATTGGTGCTTACCGTCTCATGTTTGCTTCTAAACTAGAAACATCAACAGCATTTGTAGACTTCCCAACTGACCTTACATTCCGTAGAGTTGGTTTGGTTCTCAATCCATATGATTATAACACTACCTCTATTTCAGATCAGAACACAAGATCTGCTGTTAAAGCATTAATCTTCCCTCAGTCTGGTACAGGTACACCTAGTGGAACATTTTCACCTGGCACAACTATCACTCAAACCACAACAGGTGCGAAGGGATATGTTATCTCCTACGATTCTAATACGAAGGTTCTAAGATACTATCAAGATTCTAATGATGGTGTCACCTCTGGTAATATCGTGGAGTTCTCAGGAAACTATGAAATTACATCTTCTGATATTGTGACTGCTACACCCGATTCAAACTTCGGTACATCATCTGTACCATTGACTCAAATCACTATTGGTGTATCTGTTTATGAGTTAGGACTGTCATTTATTGAAGGATATGCTAACGGAGAGGTAGAAATTAACTCTGGAGAAATCCTCTACATAGACAATAGGAACCCGATCACTAGATCAACAGACCAAAACGAAGAGCTAAAAGTAGTAATTGAATTCTAATGGCACAGAATACTAACCTGAATATATCTCCTTATTTCGACGATTTCGACGATGATAAGGGATTTCTAAAAGTATTATTTAAACCTGGCTTCCCAGTACAGGCAAGAGAACTAACTACCCTCCAGTCACTTTTACAAAACCAAATTGATACATTTGGTCAAGGTGTCTATAAGGAAGGTAGTATGGTGGTGCCTGGCGGTATCACGCTGAATAGAAATTACCCAGTAGTTTTAGTTCAAAATAATTATCTTAACTTACCAGTAGAATTATACAGAGAAGCACTTAATGGCAAGGTTGTAAAGGGTGCCACTTCAAACATCCGTGCTAGAATTAATTTCTCTATCAGTGCTACTACATCTACTCGTGGTTATGTGTCATTCTATGTGACATACTTGACAAAAGCAGACGACAATGAAACCAGTGTATTCCAATCTGGTGAGATATTAACATGTGAAGAAGATATAACATACAGTACATCTACTATCGTAGCTGGTACACCTCTTGCTCAGTTACTTAACTCTAACAGCACATCAATAGGTTCTACAGCTAACGTAGGTAAGGGTGTATACTTTGTTCGTGGATACTTTGTACCTGTAGAAGAACAGACACTTGTATTAGACCAGTATGCTAACAACCCATCATATAAGGTTGGTCTAAAGGTAGAAGAAAGAATTATAACTGCTGACGAAGATGCTACTCTATATGATAATGCCATAGGTAGTACAAACTTCTCAGCACCAGGTGCTGATAGATTTAAAATCAATCTATCTCTGGTTAAGAAGAATCTAGCAGACCCTAACTCTGCTGACTTCATTGAATTACTACGTACCAATGTTGGTGCTATTGAAAATAAGGTAGAGCGTAGTGATCTAGGATTTATTAACGATGTATTAGCAACCAGAACTAAAGAAGAGTCTGGTGATTACTATGTCAAGAGATTTAGTATAGACGTAAGAGAGAACCTTAACGACGCATTCAATAATGGTGTATACACATCAGATCAGACTACACAAGATGGTAATACTCCTGTAGAGGAGCATCTAGCAGTACAGATCTCACCAGGTACAGCATACGTTTCAGGATATAGAACAGAAAAACTAGCTAACACATTTAAAGATGTAGTTAAACCAAGAACATTCGCAGCCGCTGACGCTCAGGCAATATCATCTGACTTCGGTAACGCTGTATTAGTTAATAATCTATATGGTGGTGTAAATTTATATGATACAGTTGATTTATATGATAGAAAGAGTTCTAGTGGATCTGCCACTGGTACTGCTATAGGACAAGCAAGAGTATTCTCATTCTCATTCGATAGTGGTGCTAGGAACACAGCAGCAACTTTATATCGTGTAGGTCTTGCTGACGTTGATCTGTTCACCACACTTGGAATGTCAGGTAATGTTACTTGGGTAGCTGGTAAGAAGTATGTCGGTATGACATCTGGTGCTACTGGATTCTCCAGAACAAGTGGTAGTGCTTCAAACGTTTCATTAGAAGGTGTCACAGGTACATTCATTAACGAGACTATCGCTCTAGACGAAGACCCTAGTACATCTATTGGTACAATTACAGGTGTCACAAACTATCAGTTTACTGATGCTAAGTCATTGTATAAGTCAGGATTTACTGCTCATCTTATGCTTGATCTACAAGCAGTAGTATCTGCTAACGCACCTGTATTAAGTGGTACATCTGGCAACGCAACTGCTACACTAACAGCATCACTATCTAACTTTGTGTCTCAGTTGAGAGTCAATGACATCTTAGCATTCTCTAACAACGATCTATCACATGAGGTACGTGTCACGTCGATCACCAACGCAGGGGAGATCGCCATCTCAAGAGTCACATCGAATAACTTAGCTAATGGAGCAATCAGTGGAAACATTCTTTTACTTAGACCTCAAATCAGGGAAGCACAAAAGAGAACGCTTATATCGCCTATTCCGAAGGACGCTGTTAAGTCAACTTCCACTAATAGTTCTGGGTCTGCTGTGGCTCCACTTGGATTTTTCAGAAAGAGTTACACCGAGTCAGTATCTGGAGGAACTTTCTCAGTCACAGCAGGAAGTAACCTTACATTCAGAGATCCTACCGATGGAGATGACTTCCAAATAATCGCTACTGGTGGTTCTAACGCAGGAAACTCATATACAGTCGGATTGAATGGTGTAACTACTACATCTAATCCTGGCGATGCTAGTGCTTCTATCAGTGGTCTAACAGGTGTTACCTCAGTAATTGTTATAGCAACAGTTTACTCAAGTAACAGAACTGCTAAAGCAAAGACAACACAACGTATGAAGGTGTTGAGAATAGACCATACATCTGGTTCTTCAGCAAATGGTTTGACTCAAACTACAGCAGGATATGGACATAGACTAGAAGACAGACAGATTTCTCTAGGTTGTGCTGACGTATTCTCATTAAAAGCAATCTATGAATCTTCAGATGACGCTGATCCTGAACTTCCTAATCTTGGTTATAGTAACCTCATAGGTACACTTGAGATTGGACAGATATTAACAGGTGCATCATCAGGTGCTAAGGCACAGATCGTATCATTTAACAGCACCGCAGTATTCTATGTGATGCTGAATGACAACAACTTTACAGGTGATGAAAATATATCTACACCTACTGCTAGTGGTAAGATTACAGTAGGTACAATCAGAACAGGTGCTAACAACATTACATCTTCCTATGAGTTAGAAAATGGTCAAAGAGATCAGTATTATGATTACTCTCGTATTGTAAGGAAGTCAGGATACGCAGCTCCTACTCGTAGAATGATAGTTATCTTTGATAGATTTGACACTACATCAGGAGAAGGATTCTATAGTGTTGACTCATATTCTACTGCTGACTATAAAGACATTCCTAGTTTTGGTGACTTTGGTTTAAGAAATGGTTTGGACTTCCGTCCAATGGTTCCAGATAAGATATCTGGCACTGGTACAAGGACTTCTCCATATGTACATACAGACACTGAATACTTTAACTTTTCCGATAGAGCATTCACTGGTAACCTTGTAGGTATACCTGGTCAAGCAGATACTACAATCCTATCCTATCAGTATTACTTGGGTAGAATTGATAAGGTCGGTATTAATAATGACGCTAAGATTGTCATCATCAATGGACAACCATCAGAGACACCTGTAGAACCAGCTGACCCTGAAGACGCTATGCTCCTTGCTACAATGACCATACTACCATATGTGTTCAATGTAGATGAAGATATCACCATTCAGCAAACAAACTATAAGAGATATACATTTAGAGATATACAATCATTAGAAGCTCGTATCAAGACTCTTGAATACTATACACAGCTATCTCTACTAGAAGCAGAGACTGCTACATTTGCTGTGCGTGACAGTAATGGTATGGATAGATTCAAGAATGGATTTATCGTTGATAACTTCGCATCACTAGCGACCAGTGACACATTCCATCCTGATTATAGAGTATCAATAGACTTTGAAGAAGGACATGTGCGTCCGTCACACTATACAACTAACCTACCTCTTATTGTTAGTTCTACATCTAGCAATATTAGACAGACAGGTGATCTAGTCACACTACCATACACAGATATAGTATTAGTTGACCAACCATATGCTTCTGCTCTAGAGAATGTAAACCCATTTAACGTATTCACATTTATTGGTGACATCAAGTTGACTCCTGCCTCAGATGACTGGGTAGACACTAAGTCTCTTGCTACTATCCAAGGTCCTGTGGTTGAAGGTAACTACATGACAAGTTTACGTTCAATGAACGCTGACCAGAATGGAATTACACCTATTCAGTGGGGTTCATGGCAGACTACATGGTCAGGTAAAGTATCAGAGCAACGTCGTGTAACTACAGGTAAGGGTAAGAACCGTAGAACTAGAACACAGACATTCACTAGAATCAGAACTGATCAAACAAGAACAGGTGTAAGACATAAGATCACACCTATCATAGAACAGCAAAGTCTTGGTAACAAGGTTGTATCTGTAGAGCATATACAGAACATGCGTTCTAGAAACATAGAATTTAAGGGTGAGAAATTAAAACCTAAGACAAGATTCTATCCATTCTTTGATGGAGTAGATATCAAAGCATTCGTTACACCTAAACTACTTGAGGTGACAAAGAACCCTAATGATGATGCAGACACAAACAGCACACCTTTCCAAGTTGGAGAGACAGTTAAAGGTCTCACCTCTGGATGTACACTACGTATCCTAGAACCAAATGATAACTACACAGTCAACCCATACACGAACGTTAATATATCGTCGGTCTCAGACTACACCGCCAACCTCGGCTGGATCAACCTTGATACCAGTGCTCTTGCTGCTCAAGCTCTCGGAGCATATTCTGGCAATCCAATCCCGAATGAAATCCTTGTCGGACAAAGTTCAGGTGCTAAAGCAAAGGTTAAAGAAAGAAGACTAATCACAGATACAGCAGGATTCATTAAAGGTACATTCTTTATACCAGATCCTAGCAAAGCAACTAACCCTAAGTTCAAGACAGGTACACGTATCTTCCGACTATCTGATACAACTAATGATTCACAGGTACAAGGTGAGTCTGAGTCATCAGCACAGACAGAATACGCTGCTACAGGTATCCTACAGACCACACAGGAGACTATTATATCTGTACGTAACGCACAGATTGATGAGCAGAAGTTCACTCAGAACAGAACTCTATGGTCTGACCCACTAGCACAGACATTCTTGATTCAAGATGAGAACCTAGAGGGTGGTGTATATCTAACTAAGATTGATCTATTCTTCCAACAGAAAGACTTTGAGATTCCAGTTGCTATTGATATAAGGACTGTAGAAAATGGTACACCTACACAAACTATCGTTCCATTCTCTAAGGTCATCAAGCAAGCAAAGGATGTAGTTGTATCTACAGATGCTTCCACACCAACAACATTTACATTTGAGTCTCCAGTATTCATAGGACATCAGCAGGAACATGCTATCGTTGTCACATCTGACTCAAACCAATTTAAAGTATTCATCTCACTACTAGGTGAAGATGCCATTGATGCTGCTCACGCAGGAGAGAAGATCTCTGAGCAACCATACATCGGTGTTCTATTCAAGTCACAGAACGCATCTACTTGGACACCATCACAGTTTGAAGACTTGATGTTCAAGATATACAGAGCAGACTTTACTCTACCTACATCTCTCGACCAGTCTAAGTTGATTCTAAACAACGCAACACTAGAAGAGAACAACGGTGGATTCATAAGTGCTCTACCAAACGCTATTGCTACCACAGATAATCAGACATATATTGATGTATTCCATAGTAATCATGGTATGCAGTCATCACTCAACTACGTCGTCATGGATGGCGTTAAGTCTGAGGTAGGTGATACTACACTTAAAGTTGCTCTTGCTTCTTCAGGTGTGTCACAGATTACTTTGACAGAAGCAGCTAACTTCCATATTTGTATTGGAGGCAACTCTAGCGAGGCAGCAGCATGCACCGCTAGTAACGTAGGTCCTGGAACAAGTC